AGATATAACAATCACAGAATCTCAAATTAGTGATTTAGGTAATTACGCAACAGGCGACAATTTCGATGCTGATGGAACATTCGCTTCTTTAAGAGCTCAAGGCACTACAAAAGGAGATGTAGGTTTAGGAAATGTTCCAAACTCAGACCACACAGCACAAGGTTATGCAACAGGCGACAATTTTGATAATGATGGAACATTTGCTTCTTTAAGAGCTCAAGGCACTACAAAAGGAGATGTTGGTTTAGGAAACGTTGCAAATGAAAGTAGAGCAACCATATTAGGTGGTAATTTAACAGGTACAATAAATAGTGTTGCCGTAGCAACAGTAACTGCTGGAGCTGCTTTAGGTGCAACTTCTAACCAAGATTCAACCGCAACAATTAGATCAGGAACAACAGCTGCTAATGTTGGTTTAGGAAACGTAACCAACGAAAGTAAAGCAACTATGTTTACTAGTCCTACATTCACAGGAACCACTGCTGCACCTACCCCATCGGCAAACGATGATTCAACTAAAATTGCAACAACTGCATACGTTCAACAAGAATTAACTGATCTAATTGGTACTGCTCCCTCAGCGTTAGACACATTAGGTGAACTTTCAGCTTCACTCGCAAATGATCAAGATGCATTAGCTTCTCTTACTACTACAGTAGGAACAAAATTAGCAAAATCAAGCAACTTATCTGATTTAGCAAACGCAGCAACAGCAAGAACAAACTTAGGAGTCGATGCAGCAGGAACAGACAACTCAACAGATGTTACTTTAGCAGGATCTTATGATTATATTACAATATCAGGACAAACTATAACAAGAAATCAAGTAGACTATAATACTGACATTGCTAACACACCTACAATTCCTACTAATAATAATCAATTAACAAATGGTGCTGGATTTACAACTAACACAGGTACAGTAACAAACGTAACAGTAGGAACAGGTTTAGATGTTTCAAACGGAACTACAACCCCATCTATTACATTAGATTTATCAGAATTTACTGATATGACATCAACAATGGTTAGTACTGATGAATTTATTGTATTGGATAGTGGTGCAGAAAGAAGAAAAGCTGCAAGTGAAATAGGATTAAGTATATTTAGTAATAATGCAGGATTTCTTACTAGAGCTGATTTAACTAGAGATGTAATAAACACCCTCCCCATAGCAAATGGTGGTACAGGTGCAACTACTGCAGGTGCAGCTTTAACAGCTTTAGGAGCAGCAGCATCTAACCATAATCATGACGCAAGTGATATTAATAGTGGAACATTAGCAGAAGCTAGAATACCAAATGATATGGATTCTGGTAAAGTTAAGCAAATATGCACTTCGCATCATAACTTTTTTATGAATAGCACTAGTACAACAGCAGATTTCTTTGTAGCATTTAATAACTTAAACGAGTCAAGTAATCCTACTAACGCGCAGTACTATAATAGGATGGTTGCGCCTTACGATGGTAGGATAGTTAAAGTTGTACTACACACTACGGCGGCAATAGGCACGGCTTGCCAAGTATTATTTTGGGTGGCGACTAGTTCAGGAACATTTGCCCCATCAGCAGCAGAAACAGTTACAGGTGTAAATCTAAACACGGCTAACTCAAGCGCTACTGCTACATTTAGCACAACATCTACAGCAGAGTTCGACGAGGGTGACGTCTTAGGAGTTTCAATAATAAAATCAAGCTCAACTACAGCTAACATGCAAGTTACTGTAGTTTGGGAATATACAGTATAATTATGGTATTAGGAGATAGAAAAATAGTAGAAGTATTTAACAAAAAATCAGGTGGTAGTAAAGATGCTAGGAGTATCGATACAACTAAAGAACTTGAAATAAAAGCCCAATATGATAATGGGGATCATGTAAATGATACGGGTATGTTTGATAATATAGCCCCCGCATTATACGCTATTCAAAAACTAAGTGAGGATATAGACGAGCTTAGAAGATATATAACCGCAGAGGTTGGTGATGGAGCTCAAGGTCCTGCTGGAGCAAAAGGAGATAAAGGAGATACGGGTGCTACAGGTGCAACTGGAGCTGCAGGTGCAACGGGAGCAAGAGGACCCGCTGGTGCTGACGGCGCTGATGGTGCAGATGGAGCTGATGGTGCAGCTGGTAAAGATGGTGCTGCAGGAACAACTGACGCGTCAAAACTAAATGCTAGTACATTACCTACAAGAGCCCCTTCTACTAGAGGATTACTTTGGAACGATAGAGGTATAGTTAAGGTATCATAGTAAAATAATTTGCGGTTTTTACTACTCGCATATATGTATATCCGAAATTAATTTAAAATAAAAGTTATGGCAGATACAAAAATCCCATCACCACAAGATATTAAAAGTGGACCACAAAAATTCACAGAAGAAGAACTTAATAACTTAAGAGAACTTCAAGCTAGAACAAACCAACTTACAAACAATTTTGGTCAATTATATCTAGCTAAAAATAGAATAGAAGAGCAAGAATCTATTTTAAAAGAACAATTATCTTCTATACAAAAAGAAGAAGCTACCCTAGCAAAATCCTTATCAGACAAATATGGTCAAGGTAGTTTAGATATAGAAACAGGTACTTTCATACCAGCAGAGTAGTTTTTAAAAATTACCCAATATTTATAAGCGGTTAAGTAATTAAACTTAATCGCTTTCTTTGGTTGGGTTTACGATTCTTCTACATATTTATACGGGACCAACCAAGGATATAACATAATAAACAATATATAAGATGGCAGAACAAATAATTTCACCAGGTGTTTTCACGAGAGAAAACGACCTTTCATTCTTACCTCAAGGAGTAGGCGCAATAGGTGCAGCAATTGTGGGACCAACAGTAAAAGGACCAGCATTTGTACCAACTGTTGTAAGAAGTTTCCAAGACTTTGAAAATAAATTTGGATCTTTAAGCTCTGAAACTTTTGTACCACAAACAGTTAGAGAATATTTAAGAAATGCAGGATCCGTTACAGTAACAAGAGTATTAGGTGGTGGTGGTTATACATTTACCGATGGTACTAACGAAGTGATAGCGTTAATTGCAACAGGATCAACAGCAGCTGATAAAACATTATTAGGTGTGATTTTCCCTTCTAAAGATACAGACGCTAGTCCAGACTTAAAAGACTCAACTTTAACAGGTGGTGCTACCTTAGATGCAACATTTTCATTAAAATTAAGTGGTTCTACTCATGGTTCAGAAACATTTACAGGTGCTTCTATAGATCCCGCTAATAATGCTTATATATTTAAATCATTAGGTAATTCACCAGATAATAGTAAAAGTGGTGTTACTACATATGATGGAACTCCTGGTTACACTTACATAAACTTTAAATCACTACAAACAAGCTTATTAGCAACAGGTAGTAGCTTTACGGGTTATGGTACACTTGGTTCAGGTTCAAATTTAGAATTAGTAACTCAAAGTGCTAATATAACTTTTGAAGGATTAGGTGCAGCTGTAAACGAAAAGTATTCATATGCTTCAACACCATGGATTCAATCAGGTGTAACAAATGGCTCTAAACAATTATTTAAGTTCCATACTTTAGCACATGGTACTTCAACTAATAAAGAATATAAAATCTCAATCGATGGTTTAAGAGAACCATCAGATATAGATGGACAAGAACAATATTCAACATTTAATGTAATTATTAGAAAGTACGGAGATACAGATAAATCACCAGTTATCCTTGAACAATTTAATGGTGTAAGTTTAGATCCAGATTCACCAACTTACATTTCAAGAATAATTGGAGACAGATACCCACAATATAACGAAACTTTAGGAAAAGTTGAAATAAATGGAAACTATTCAAACATTTCAAATTATGTAAGAGTAGAAGTAGACACAGCAGTAGATGCTAAATCAACTTCACCAAAATTATCACCTAAAGGATTCGCAGCTATAGTTAACCCAATACCAACAGCTTCATTTGCTGTTAATTTCTCAATACCTTCTGCTTCATTAGAAGGAACTCAAGTAGTAGGTACAACATATAGCTCAAAAGCTTATTTAGGATGGAAATTTGAAGAAAAAGAATTAGATAATGCTAACTTTATTAAACCGTTACCATCAGTAGAAGAATCAAACATAGCAGGAGCATTTAATGTTGAAAATTACAGTGGTCATGTTGATTCAGGATTATGGACAAGTTCATTAAGTGCTTCAATTGATTCAACAGGAGCTACAGGTCCAACAGCTAACCAACTTAAATTTACAGTACCTTTCCAAGGTGGTGAAGATGGTGTTGCCCCATATACAGTTAAATTCACAGGAACTGAATCAGGTATTGATACAGTAACTCAATATACAAATGGAGATAATTTATATGGTTTTGATTTAAGTATAGCATCAGGTGGTGGTTATAAAGGATATAAAAAAGCAATCGATATTCTTTCAAACCAAGACGAATATGATATTAATATGTTGGCACTACCAGGTGTTATACATTCACTACACCCACTAGTTGCAAATGCTGCAATTGATATGGTAGAAGCAAGAGGAGACGCATTTTTTGTAATGGATTTATCACCATCATATGCTTCAGTAAACACGGCTGTAAGCAACGTACAAGGTTTAGACACTAACTACGCTGCGGTTTATTATCCATGGGTTAAAGTACTTGATACTGCACAAAATAAACCAGTATTAGTACCACCATCAGTAATAGTACCTGGAGCCATAGCAGCTTCAGATAACATTGCTGCAGAATGGTTTGCACCAGCAGGTTTAAACAGAGGTGTATTAGGAAATGTATTAGAAGCTAAAGTTAGACTAAACCAAGCTGAAAGAGATACATTATATAATGACAAAATCAACCCAATAGCAACATTCCCACAAACAGGAGTTTGTATATGGGGTCAGAAAACACTTCAATCAAGATCAACAGCACTTGACAGAATCAATGTTCGTAGATTGATGATTGCACTTAAGAAATTTATTGCAAGTTCTTCAAGATACTTAGTATTTGAACAAAATACACAAGCTACAAGAAACAGATTCTTAAACATTGTTAACCCTTATTTGGAATCAGTACAACAAAGACAAGGATTATATGCTTTTAGAGTACAAATGGACGAAAATAATAATACTCCAGATGTAATTGATAGAAACCAATTAGTAGGACAAATTTTCTTACAACCAACTAAAACAGCTGAATTTATAGTACTTGACTTTAATGTTCTTCCAACAGGAGCAACATTTGATGCATAAAAAACTAAAAACAATTATATTTATAATAGAACAATAAATAAAATAAAAAGATGGCAATATTAAACACAAACGAAATGATGTTCACAGCATTCGAACCTAAATTACAAAATAGGTTCGTAATGTTCATCGATGGTATCCCAGCATACCTTATTAAAAAAATCTCACGTCCAAGTATAACATTTGGAGAAGTAGTTCTTGATCACATTAACGTGAAAAGAAAAATTAAAGGAAAAGCCAACTGGGAAAACATTACATGTGATCTATACGATCCCGTAACACCATCAGGTGCTCAAGCTGTAATGGAATGGGTTCGTTTAGGACATGAATCAGTTACAGGTAGAGATGGTTATTCTGATTTCTATAAAAAAGATATTAGAATTAATACATTAGGACCAGTAGGTGATGTTGTTGAAGAATGGATCTTAAAGGGTGCTTATTGCCAATCAGCAAACTTTGGTGATATGGATTGGACTTCAGATTCACCAGCAAACATCTCAATGACTATAGTAATGGATTACGCCATCTTGAATTACTAAACATATTTCTCTCCCGAAATTACGAGGTTGGACGTCAAATTTTGACGTCCTTCCTTATTCTTATATATGTATATCTGAACTAGTTTTAAATAAATAACGTTATGGAAGAAAAACATCAATTTCCCACAGAGGAAGTTACATTACCCTCAAAAGGTTTACTTTATTCAAAAGAATCCCCCTTATCTAAAGGAGTCATTACAATGAAATATATGACCGCCAAAGAAGAGGATATCCTTACTAACCAAAACTTAATAGAAAATGGAACAGTAATTGATAAATTATTACAATCCCTTATTGTAACATCTATTGATTACAAAGATCTATTAGTAGGAGATAAAAATGCAATATTAATAGCAGCTCGTATTTTAGGTTATGGACAAGATTACACATTTGAATACGAAGGTAAAGAAATCCAAGTAGATTTAACAGATGTAAATGATAAATCATTTGACGAATCATTAGTAACTAATAGTAAAAATGAATTCTTTTTTACATTACCTATCTCTAAAAAACAAATATCTTTTAAGTTTTTAACACATGGAGATGAGCAAGCAATATCTAATGAATTAAAAGGTCTTAAAAAACTAAATAAAAATTCATCTGCTGATATCTCAACAAGAATGAAATATCTAATCACATCAATTGATGGTGACTATGAAAAGTCAACTATCAGAGAGTTTGTAGATACACAATTATTAGCTAGGGATTCAAGAGCTCTAAGAAACCATATAGCAGAAATACAACCAGATATTGATTTGACAACTGAATATGAAGATAAAAATGGGGACTTCACTAAAATTTCAATTCCCATTGGTCTCAACTTTTTTTGGCCTGACGCCACAATATAGAACTATTTTATTTTCCCAAATTCATGATCTGGTGTACCATGGTGGTGGTGGATTCATACACTCAGAAGTATATAACATGCCTATTTGGATGCGTTTATTTCACATTAGTAGAATAAATGAACATAATAAAAAACAAAAAGAGGAAATGGAAAAAGCACAAAAGGGAAGTACACCTACAAAGGGTATTGCTAAACCAGGTGTAAATCCCTCATCAACATATAATTTTTAAAGCAAAGGTATCTACGATACCTTTCTTTTTTTCATATTTATTAATGAATAATATTATATTATGGCTACTAACGACGAATTAGAAAAAGGTAAAAAACTCATACAAGAACAAGCAGTAGAAGCTGGGTATTTAGATAATGCCTATAAATCTATTGCTGCTAACTTGTCGAATATGTTTGAGGACGTTATTGATAACCTCAATGGTATTGATAATGTAGGAGCTAAAATAGCTAAATCATACGAAAGAGACATAGTAGGTTCTATTAAGAAAATGTCTGGTGGGTTA